TATGTTTCGTCCTGTGGCGTATACCGTTGGAATCCCACATAACGTCTTAAATTTCTCCAAAGTAGATCACTCATAACAACAGATACGGTCTACCTCCGTTCCGCGCACAAGATGTCGTTTACTCAATTTTTTTGTATTTTCCCCTTTAGTTTCTCTATGTATACTGAGGCGTCCATCAACTCTTCTTGAAGATGTTGGAGCCATTCTAACGTAGATAGATCTGTTCGTTCAGTGCTCACACCATATTTGCTCATTCCTGTTTGTTCTCTTTGCTTTAATGTTTTACATACATTTTCTACGTTTATATCATGTGTCATGTCGGTTGCTCTGTATGGGAATATTTTGACAATCAATTATAGATTGTTGTTCTTGTTGGATTCTGTGATCTTTTAGAGCGAAAATCCTATCATTCAATTTACCTATATCTTGATTAGTCAAATAAGGTAGAAATGTATTGATTGCCTTTATCATATTTTGGCGTGAGTATGGCACCTCTTTCTTATTAATATATATTTGAACATTGATTTCTTCACTCATTATGTTATATCTCTTTCCCATCGGGGATTATCATTTTCATTCTCTTTTAGTTCACTGATTTCTTTTCTTTTTCCACACATAGGGCAAGACATTTCTTGACCTTTCCTGTAAACCATATCAGTTGCATGACTCCACCAATTATGGCAGTCACCACACATAAAATGATATATTTTTTCCATCGTATATGAATGGCGTGTCTTCACCTGTTTCTCCTATTGAAACTAACTCTACTTATATTATAACACAAAAGCCGAGAAAGTCAAGTATTTATTAATTTAAGGTGTGTGGGATTTCTTCTGATATGGTACCATAGAGGTCATTCCAAATTGTTGAAAAAACGGTATCCACTTCATCTCTTTCTATTATTAAGAAATCACCATAGGTGTCAATGATCAAGTAGTTACCGCCTTCTGTAAATTTGCGGATGAGGTATTCATTTGACGTTGCAAGATAATCTGTCAAATCAATAAGTTCTTGGAAATTATCTATATTCATAATTATTTACGCTTTTTTAAATTCACTTCCCAAAAAGATTTCAATTTACTTATTCTTTCACGTTCAACGATCAATTTTCTAGCTTCTTTGTTACGAATATTCCAATCTTTTGCTCGTTCTAATATAATCTCTTTATTCTGTTTGTAATAATCTTTCAAGTATTCTTTTCGAGCTTCATCATTCTTCCATTTCTCGGCAAGACGATCCTTATTCTTCTGATAATACTTACTATTAGCTATAGATTTTTTCTCTTTCTTATTCATAGCATTCCTTCTACACCACATTTTGCGATAAAATACGCATCCACTAGATCACTCACCGGATTTCTTACTTTTGTTGCTTTGGGAGTTAATAGTTCTTTGAGGTCAGTAGGAGTAAGAAGTTCATCAACAAAGGCTTCATACATCACATCTTTGTTTGCATTACCCTTACCTGTTGCGAATTTCTTGATCACAGTAGGGGGGAAACTCTTAAATGGAACTTTATTTTTCCACATTTTGTGCTTTAATAGTCCTGTATTTTCTGCTATTGAACGAACACCAGCTTGTGCAGCAGTAGCAAAAGCATATCCTTCAATAAAAACTTCATCACAACCTTGAATGCACAAATATGCCCAAGTTGACAGTTTTTCGTGTCTTTCTTCTTCGCAATCCCATTCAGGATAGGGTTCAGCAATAATATTACTTACCCCACACCCGGCGGCAAGTTGTTGTTGTCTTTTGTTATTAGATAGATAATATAACATACACCCATCAAAATTAAAAAATCCATCATCTTCTTCTTCCTTATATACACATATTGCGGGCGAGGTTAATGAATAATCAATCCCAGCTATCTTCTTCAGCAGCATTTACTTCTCCCGTCTCACTAGATACTTCAAGATAGTGTCCACAAAAGGCACACAGTTCTAATCCATTCGTATCATTTGTCAAAACATCATATTCTTTATCGCAACCATCACACAATATGTGTATGACTGCATCTCCATCTTCCCAGAGTATGTCTACTGGCATATTTCCATCTCCTGCCTTTTATATTGATAAATTTATTCTATGTAATAATTTGTGGAGAGATATCAACTATTTCACATCCCTTTTCTGAAGTACAAGCAAACTCTTGACTAGCACTAGTTTGATCTTGTGTCTCATAATTTGACAATGCCGACCAATCCACATTCATTGGCATCTTCTCCATCAGTTCGTTATACTCTTGTTCAGTGCAATCTTGATATGGTGCTTGTTTATATGTATGATCACTAAATGGTAAAAAACTAATACCACTAACATCATCAAAATGTTTGTATACCCACGCGGCTGTATTGACCCACTCATCATCCTTGACAGAAATTGTAACACTTGGTTTATGTTCACACCACTCTTTTGCGTAGGTGTGCCATAAAGATAACTGTTTCTCTGCTGTCATATCATTTCTACAAATTGCACCCTTTGGACTTTTTGAAGGAAATGTAAATACTGTTGTGTGTTCAGGCTTTGTTACATCAGGTTCATTCGGAAACCCCTCGGCCACCATCAATTTACATAATGGATCTTTATTGTCTGCCCTTACTGTTCTAATATAATAAGGATTGTGGCGAGCATGAATACCAGACGCACTATCTACAAGCTGTGAAACAGTACCAGAGGGTTTCACACACGTAATAGATGCACTACGTTCAATTCCTAATTTTTCTGACCATTCCTTATTAGTTTCTACCGCTAATTCTCTTAGTTCATTTAATAGTTTTTTTACATTACCCTTTGTGCCATTTGTCAAGACACAATCCATGATTCCTGTAAGGGATACTCCCAATAATCTCTCTTCTTCACAATTTCGCTTCCACTCAGTTGAGAGGTATTTGAAGCTGGTAAGAGTCGATTGAAATGTGCCAAGGATAGTTGCAATCCTAACCTTGCTTCGAAGAGACTCAATAGTGTCGTTGCTTCTGACAACAACTTCGGAGAGGTTGCAGAATTCCCTGGATCGTAAAATGATTTCGCTGCAAGGATTTGTGCCGAAGTCGTCTCGCGCCAATCTTCGCTGAATGTATGTGCCATCTTTATCCTTTTCTCTTGTATTTAGTTCATTAACATGATATTTGCTTGCTAATCCATTGTAAATACCACGTTCTCCGGATTTTGAATCATAAAGCGATAACCACTCTCTCATGAAAGTTCCTACATCTGGTTTTTCTTTATAGTTAACCGAATTGTTTGCTAGTGATCTTTGTACATCTTTTTCCCACCATTGACCCGACTTTGCAAATCGCATTTCGCGATCATTAAGATCAGAAAGAGAAATAAGGGCAGACCTACGAACACCACCCACAACAACAACTTCAGCAGTTTTACATACGATATCATGTGCCTCTATTGGTTTAAGTTTTCTTCCTACAGCAGCACTAAATGTAGATACAACAAAATTAAATAAATCTACCAGTGGGGCGGGACCTGACGCTCTTCCCCCAAAAGTTTTTAATGGTGCACCTGCTGGTCGTATTTTGGATACATCCCACTTTGGTATATGACCACCATATAGTAAGGATATCAATTCTTTAAAAGCTCTTGCCCACCCCAATTTAGAATCAGCAACTACAATAGTAGTATCGGTTTCATATAATTCATCGGGAATCGTTGGAAGTTTTTTTACATACTCTTCCTCTACTGAAAAACCAACTCCTGTTCCGTTCATTAGTATATAAAGAATTTCATCAAAAGATCTAACGTGATCTACTTTTACATAAGCACAGTTATAACCGGCGATATTTTCTTTTTCTAATGCTGGGCCTGCCGTCATTAAACATCTCATGGAAGGCATGACTTTGAGATGTTTTACCGCATTTTCTAATTCAGTTCTTTCACCATTTTCAAGAATAAATTCATGATTTTTTTCTAAATGTCGTGTAAAAAAGTCAAAATATCTTTCAATTGTTTCGTGCCATGTTTCTCTTCTTCCTTTCTCATAATCCCATCTCGCATATCTAGATAAATGTATAAACTGTTGGTATTCGGTAGGTAGCATGTTTTCGCTTTCTATTTAAGTTTTTCTAAAAATTCCGTTTCTTCTCTTTTTGATAATCGGTCAGTCGCGACAATATTACTGAGATTGTCCCTTATAATATCCATTTCTTGTTTTGAAAAGGTCTTCGAATTTAATCCATAATCTGAAAATGCTTCACAACATAAGGGAAAATGTGGTTCAACTAAATTCCACATTGTATTCGCATAATCTTGTATTTCTTCTTGTGCGTGACTGTCACTTCTTAATTGATAAAACTTGAAAAAATTATTTAAATCTATTTTCCATATTACTTCGGTATAGTTCGACACAGGGAGAACTATTCTTGCAAGCTCTCTTGATACATTCCAATCAAGTAGATTTTTATAGGCGGTAGTTGCACCATCGAACACACGATACATTTCAAATTCAATTTCTCCTATGTCATTACCTAAATCACCGTCTTCTCTACCTTGTTTGTTTGTAGTTGATTGGGGCTTAATACTATCCCCTTTTGGAAAATAAAAATCATCTGACATGACAGAGTATCGTCCAGAATACTCATTCAGATTGGCAGTCCTATGACGGACTAACTGGCGCATAATAAAGATGGGTAGTTTAATATGGAACTTGACTTCGCACATCTCAAAGGGTGAGGTGTGTTTGTGTCTCATAAGGTAACGGATAAGGTTCCGCGTTTGACTTACCTTTCGTGTTCCTTCCCCATAACTAATGCGAGCAGCATTCTCTACTTCTTCATCATTGCCCATCACATCTAGAAGTTTTACAAACCCATGATCGAGGACTTTTGTTTCTTCTATTATTTTCTTACCTTTATAATCTAATTCACTGGACATTTCTCCACTCTCTTGCTGCCCAATCTGCTTCTAATCCGTTCATGGTAGTTTTATTTATCATTTCAAGAATTTCATCAGTTGACAGACCACTCATAATTAAGTCATTAATATCTTTAAATTTTTTATCTTTGGACCAAATAACAACAGACCATCCATCATCAATAGCATTCATCAATTTTTTAACAGTATGTATATTTCTCGGCTCATTGTCGAATATTAATACACACTGTTTCTTGTCGATTTTTATTGATTGGAGATCCCCACCAGCAACTGCTAAGCAATTTGGAAGGAACATTGAATCAATGGGGCCTTCTACAATATATGTAGTATTCTCAGAATTCCATCGTTCCAATCCATAAACTTTAGTACTCTCATCAGTAACTTTAATAGTAATATATCGGAGTTCGTGACTACCCAATGCTCTACCTTGAGCAGCAATTAGTTTCCCATCTGTATCAAAAAATGGAATAACCATTCTTGGTTCCTCTTTACCCAAATTAGAATAATCTATTTCGGATACCGATTGAGCCCAACTCTTAAAATCTTCTGCATAGAATACCCTCTCTAAGAAACTATCAGGTATCTTTCTACCCTCATAAAATAAACGGGCGTGGTGGGTGTGTATTAGAGAGCCTATAGAGGGTAATTTAATAGTAGTTGGTCTAGGTTTGAATTTTGGTGCTTCAAATTTAAATTCTGGTTCTTTTGTTTTGCCACGACCAGTTTGACCCTGACTATACCTTTCCATGACATATTGATCATGTAGGTGAGGATCAAGTTGTTTTATGAAGTTTCCAAGATTAGAACCATATCCACAGTTATGACATTTTACAAACAAATCTTGCTTCTTTGCGTAAATGTACATCCGTTTCTTTGATTTATTCTTTTGAGAATCACCGCAAATGGGACATCGCGAATTCCAAAGATTGGCCCTAACCAATTTTAACCGGTCGAGCCGAGGTGAGATTAATCCCACGTATTTCTGATCAGTGTATAAACTCATAATATATTATACCACGAAATATCAATAAGTCAAGTAGTTATCGTGATTTACTATCTAGTTCGTGTGCAATCCATGCTTTAGCAATAGGACTTGATGGTGGGCGTTTCATAAGTTTACCTATTTCAACAAATGATTTTCTAAATACATCTTCACCCGCTCTATTGTTTACAATTTCTACGAAACCACCGGGGAATAGAT